GTAATGTAGCTTATGATTTTAAAACTTCACCATTTAATGAAACTTTTGCATATGAAGATGGAACTATTGAATATATTTTTTCATCTCAATTAAATAAGCAAAGATTTATCAATAGGTTAAAAGAGAATAGAGAAAAGATAAATACATCTTTATCTAATCGTTTTAACATGAAGATTAAATTAAATAAGTTAGCTGATCTAAAGCTATATACACAAATTGAAAAAAGAGGGTTTTTAATCAAAGTTGATGGAGAAGCTGTTGAATGCCTAGACTTCCTGGAATTAGTTGGAATGAAAACCAAAATGACCAGCTAAAAAAGGCTGTTAGAAATTTCAATGCTAAAATATCTAGATTAGAAAAGAAAAACCCTCAAATGAAAAATGCCTTACCTGAAAAAGTTTCGGTAAGGCAAATGAAAGAATTAATTGATACTAGAACTGATTTACAAAGAGAAGTTAAAGCATTACAACGTTTCACGCAACGTGGTGCTGAAGAATTAGTTGATGTACCTGGTAATGAGTATAACTTAAAAATAACCAAATGGCAAAAGAAAGAAATGGGTATCCGTTTATCAACTATTAATAAGAAGCGTAACAAACGTAGAAAAGAAATAGCTGATATAGATATGACCTATAAGGGTGAAGAACTAGGTTATAAGCGTGGTGAACTTGGTATGGGTTCAATGGATGAAAATGCCTTAAAACCAATGAAATCATTTACTAGGTACATGAATAGAGCAGATTTAAAGATGAAGTGGAAGAACATGCAAATAGAATCACAAACTTCATATTGGCACAAAAGAGAAATGATGCATAAACAAGAATATATAGATTCTATTAAAAGAACCTATTTTATAGATGATGTTAAAGATGTTATTAAAACTATTGAAGAAATGGATTATAAAACATTTAGAAAAATCTTTGAAGCTGAAGGTGGTACATTTGAATTTGTATCTGATCCACCTGATTTAAATGAAAAATATAATGAATATGTTGAATTATTAAAATCAACATGGACACGTGAAAAACCTAAATCAAAGAATAAACCTAAAAATTCTAAAGGTAAAAAGAATAAATCTAAAAAGAAAAAAGAACCACTTAATAATGATAAGAAAATAACTATAGATGGTATAGATATTGATAATATTGAGTGGTAACAAAGGAGAAAATAAAATGTTATATGTTGGAGATTTTGAAACAACTACAGATCCTGATAATTGTTATGTATGGGCTTTTGCTACATGTGAAGTAAACAATCATGAAGCAATTAATAATGTTAATATTGGTACTTCCATTGATGAGTTCATGAGTTGGTGTAAATCTCAAAAAACAAATGATACAATTTATTTTCACAACTTAAAATTTGATGGTCAATTTATAATAGATTGGTTATTTCATAATGGTTTTGAACACATTACTGAATCTACAGATAGAGCAACCAAAACCTTTACCACTTTAATTAGTGATAAGGGTTTATGGTATCAAATAGAAATAATCTTTTATAGACAAGGTAAGAACATCAACAAAGTTACAATAGTAGATTCATTGAAATTGATTCCTTTATCTGTAGATGGAATAGCTAAAGCATTTCATTTACCTATTCAAAAGTTAAATCTAGATTATGGATGTCATAACGGATTACCACCTGGTACACCTTTAACAAAACATGAAAAAGATTATATTTCACATGATGTTAAAATCGTTGCACATGCTATTGATTACTTCCATCATGAAGGTTTAACTTCAATGACTATTGGAAGTTGTGCTTTAAATGAGTACAAGAAGATAGTACACAAGTTTAAATTTGATAAATGGTTTCCTACACCTAAATATCATAATGATGTGGTTAGTTCATATAAAGGTGGGTTCACTTATTTAAATCCTAAATTTAAAGGTAAAACCATCAAAGATGGTATAGTTTTAGATGTTAATTCATTATACCCTTCAGTTATGTATAATGATTATTTACCTTTTGGTACACCTATCTTTTATGAAGGTAAGTATAAAAAGGATGAATTATATCCTTTATACATTCAAACAATTAGATGTCAATTTGAATTAAAACCTAATAAAATACCTACTATTCAAATAAAGAAATCCATTTTCTTTAGAGGTAATGAATACTTATCATCTAGTAATGGTGAACAAGTACCTTTATGTTTAACAAATGTAGATTTAAAGTTATTCTTAGAACATTATGATGTTTACAACCTGGAATATATGAGTGGTTGGAAGTTTAAAGCAACCAAAGGTTTATTTGATGAATATATTGATAAATGGAGTGCTAACAAGATTAAAGCTAAAGAAGAAGGTAATCATGGTTTATATCTTATTAGTAAATTATTTTTGAATTCGTTATATGGCAAATTTGGTACTTCTACAATGGTTAAAAGTAAAATACCTTATCTTGATGAAGAAGATGGAAAAGTGCATTTTTATGATAGTGAAGTAGAAGAACGTGATGGAGTATATGTTGCTTTAGCTTCCTTTATTACATCCTATGCAAGACTTAAAACAATTAGTTCAGCTCAACAAATACAAGATGATTACCATAAAGGTAATTCAAAAGCTCAATTTGTCTATGCTGATACAGATTCACTTCATATATATTTAAATGGTGAAACTGAAGAATCATTTTTTAAACGTTCACCTTTAGATATAGATGAAACTAGACTAGGTGCATGGGATCATGAAATGAGTTTTAAAAAGGGTAAGTATTTAAGACAAAAATGTTATATAGAAAATGAAATCATTTCAGAAGAAGATTATATCAAAGGAACTAAACCAGATGATAATGGTAATTTACCTGATTTTCATTATTTATATAATAAGGATAAAGAAGGATATTATAAACTTAAAATAACGGTTGCTGGAATGCCTACAGGCTGTTATCAACATGTAACATTTAATAACTTTAAGATAGGTGCTTCTTATTCAGGTAAGAAACAACCTAAACGTGTTAAGGGTGGAATTGTACTAGCTGATGTTGATTTTACAATAAAAGAAGTATAAAATATTATATGGAGATAATAATTTGTTACAAGTAGTTAGTGTAAGGTGGTTTTAAAATCAAAGGTGAAGAGCCTTCCACCAGCAATTTGGGGTGATTCCTTGACTACTACATTTTATTATCTCTATTTTAATATATTCATTTATTTGAATATTCAAAGAGGTAATCAATATGAGCAATAAAGAACATAATGAATTATTTTGGAATCTTCGAAAAACCTTAACCTATAATATATTAATTAACATCATTGTTGGTAATCGTGGTGGGGGTAAAACATATGGTTCTAAAGAATGGTGTATTGATGATTTTATTAAAAATAAAAATCAATTCGGATATATAAGAAGATATAAAGAGGATTTACAAAAATCTATACCTACTTATTTTAATGATATTAAATATAAATATCCTGATTATGAATTTAAAGTAGAAAGTACTAAATTTTACATAAGGTTAAAACCATCTAATGAAAAGGAAAAATGGAAAGATGAAGATATTGCTGGGTATGGTTTTACTCTATCTACAGCAAACAATTTAAAATCAATTGCCTTTCCTGATATTGCTAATTTAGTATTTGATGAATTCTTGCTTGAAAAAGGTACACAACATTATTTAAGTGATGAACCATCAAAACTACTTAACTTATATGAAACGATTGCAAGACCAGGTACAGGTCATAAAAGAGTTCGTTTATTTATGTTAGCAAATGCTATATCTGTAACAAATCCTTATTTTCTATTTTGGGATTTAAAAATGCCTACTAAACAAGATAAGAATGGTAAATATATATGGTTACATCCTACTAGACCAATTTTAGTTGAAGATGTAAGAATTGAAGCATTTATTGATAAAAAGAAAAATACAGAATTTGGTTCTTTAGTTGAAGGTACTAAATATGCTGATTATTCTATTGAAAATAAATTCTTATTAGATGATGATACTTTCATAGAAAAGAAATCACCAAAAGCACGTTATTTTTTAACGTTTACATATAAAGAAAAACAATATGGTGTATGGTATGACTTAAACGCTGGTAAGATGTGGGTATCTAATGATGTTGACCCTTCATTTTTGCTCAACTATTCACTAACTTTAAAGGACCATTCACCAAACACAATTTTATTTAAAACTAAATCCAAAAGAGGATATTTAAAAACATTCATAGATGCATATAAAGATGGTTGTGTTTACTTTGAGAACATGAACATCAAGAACTTATGCTATGAAGTATTTAAAATGATATTAAGTTAATGGAGTTAATAACATGAAGAAATTATTAATGATATTTAGTTTAATTGCAATTCTATCTAGTTGTAATCACTTTGAAAATATAGATAGAACAAATGAAGAAATATATTTAAGATGTTAAGAGGAAAAAGAATAAAATGGAAATTTTAAAATTAATATTATTTTTTAGTTATATTTTTATTGTAGGAATTCAAATATTTATTTTTATATTTTATATAAATGAATTTATGACTTATGAATGTATAAATGATTTAAAAATTGTAGTAATTGATTTTTTTATATTTTTAATAACTATACCAACTTTAATTGTATTATCTGAGGTGCTTTATAAATGACCTTATTTTTACAAATATGCTTAACAATATTTATTTTAGAATTAATTATTACAATAATAACTAGAACGATATTTGTTAATAATAGATGGATTACATTTAAAACATTCTGGTTTTTACAATGGTTATATACAATATTTATAATATTAGATTCTATTACCGCAATAGTTATATCATTTTACATAATTTGGAGGTATTAAGAAATGACAAATAGACAATTTCAAGAATTATGTATTAGTGTAGTTAAAAATTATGCTAATGAACATTTAGATAAAACAGATAATAAACAAATAGAAAATGATGATGTTTACATTGTATGGTGTTGCAAAACATTACAAAATCATAAAGCTTTAGTAAGTACAAACTTACATGATGGTATGTATTATGAAATTACATACAATGGAGATAAACAAGAATTATATTTAGATGCTTACAAGAAATTCGAAAATAGGTGTTTAAATATTTTAAGAGGTTAATTTATGATAGCAATAATTGAAAGAAAAATATATGATCATAGGCATAATGAACCAGAAATTGATTATGAAATTCATAAAGGTTTTGATATAACAGGTATTAGAAAATTGTTAACAGATGAACAAATAGCAAACCTAAAAACTTATGGTAATACTTGTTTATCATATAAGATTTATAAACAACTTACTAAAGAAGAAATCCTTTATGAAGTTGAAAAATTAAGTGGTTTAAAATGTAAAATCATAATTAAAAATCATAAAATTGATTCACCAAGTGTTATTATACAAGTTATAAAGAAGTGGTACTTCTGTATTAAGATTAGAAATAAAGTTAAAGAATTTATAGTGTATGCTTATAATAAAGATTTCTATCATGAACCAGCAAAGAACTATAAAAACTTTGATGATTTTATTGAAACATGTAAAGAACACTTTGGAATTGAAGAAGATACATATGAAATTAACAGAATTTATACATAACTTATTTAAAAAATATACATAGTTAATTATAATGAATGTGTAGGTTATTATATTAGTATAATAATTTATGCGTTCATTTTTAATTTTATAGAAAGGAGTTAGTACATGAAGAATTGGATTATATCAATAGTTGGTGTAGTTGGTTCATTTATTGCTACAGCTTTAGGTGGTTGGGATGCTTCTGTTATCACTTTATTGGTCTTTTTAGCGATTGATTTTATTTTAGGTATAATTTGTGCTGGTGTTTTTCATAAGTCCAAGAAAAGCCAAAATGGAGCGTTAGAAAGTAAAGCTGGTTGGAAAGGTTTAATTCGGAAATGTGTAACGATATTATTTGTAGTGATTGCTAATAGATTAGATGTTCAGTTAGGTACTACATATATTCGTGATGGTGTATGTATTGCATTTATTACTAATGAATTAATTTCAATAGTTGAAAATGCTGGACTAATGGGTTTACCTATTCCAAAAGTTATTGTTAATGCTATTGAAGTATTAAAGAAGGATAGCAACAATGAGCAATAAACGTACAGGTACATATGGTGAATATTATGGTTCTTACTATTCTGAAAGTGAAGCCTTAACAACTTCACAAATGAAAGTAAACGCAACCTATATTTACAAATACTTAACTAATAAAGGATGGACTAAAAACGCTGTAGCTGGACTACTTGGAAATATGCAAGCTGAATCAAGTATAAATCCTGGTAGGTGGCAAAGTGAAGCTGTAGGTTCAACTTCTTTAGGTTATGGGCTGGTACAATGGACACCAGCAACAAAGTATCTAGAATGGTGTAATTCAAAAGGGTATTCAGACCCTTCTGAAATGGATAACAACCTATCTAGAATTATTTATGAACTTGAAAATGGTATTCAGTGGATAGAAACTTCTGAATACAATCTATCATTTGAAGAATTTTCAAAATCCACTAAATCAGTATCATATCTTGCTAGTGCCTTCTTAAAATGTTATGAACGAGCTGGAGTAGAAGTAGAAGCTACTAGACAAGCAAACGCTACATCATGGTTAGAATACTTAAATGGTGTAGATGTAGGTGGTTCTGGTTCTGGTGATTCTGGTGGTTCTAGTGGTGGAAGCGTAACGTTTAAGAAACGCAAACAAAAATTTAAATTTTATTTATTTAAAAGGAGATATAGGATCAATGCCTAGAAAAGATTTTGAAGATTTTATTACTAGACTAGGAAGCATGGAAAAAATAGAAGATGTTCGTGCTGGTTTAGTAGAAATGAAAGATACCATTTCAAAAGACTATGATTCATATGATCAATTAAATACTGATAATGAAAAGTATAAAAAAGATAATGAATCATTAAGAGAAAATAACATGAAGTTATTCTTACATGTTACAGGTGGTAAAAAAGAACCTGAAAATGATCCAGGTGCAAAACCTGAAAAAATGAAATATGAAGATTTATTTAATGAAAAAGGAGAACTAAAATAATATGAATTTAATTAATGTATTAAACACAATTCGTGCAAATGCTACTAGTACATATCAAGAAAGAATTCCTGAAGCTACTAGAACTAATTTAGAAGATATTCGTTATGCAATGGTAGATGATGATAATGTTATGGTTGCTAATGAATTTATGAAATCTTTATTGAATAAGATTGTTAAAACTATTGTACATACAAAGATGTTTAACAATCCATTAAAGAGCTTAAAGAAAGGTAAGAAACCTTTAGGTGATACTATTGAAGAAATTTATACTAATTTCTTAAAAGGTACTACACCTGATAAAGTAGGTGCTACTTTACTTCAAAGACACTTACCAGATACAAAAGCTGTATATCATAGAATGAACTATCAACATCAATATGCAATTACGGTTGATAGAAGAACTTTATCAAAGGCTTTTGCATCTTATGAAAATTTAGAAACTTATGTAAACTCAATTATTGGTGCTTTATATAATTCAGCTGAATTAGATGAGTTCATCAATATGAAGCAATTATTAAAGAGTGCTATTGAAAAAGGTGCTATGAAGGTTGTACCTATTTCTAACCCTTTAGAATCTGAAGCAAATGCTAAAGACTTTATTAAAGCTATTAAAACCGTTTCTGGTTACATGGAATTCCCTTCTAAAGAATGGAATGGTTATTTAACAGCTCAATCAACTGATACTTTACCAATTGAAACATTCACAAAGAAGAATGAACAAATTTTAATCATTGATACAGCAACAAATGTAAGTGTAGCTGTAGATGTTTTAGCTTCAGCTTTCAATATGTCAGTAGTTGAATTTAATGATACTAGAAAGATTATCGTTGATGAAATTGCTGATGGTGTACATGCATGTTTAGTAGATGAAGCATTCTTCCAAGTATATGATGATTTCTTTGCTATTACAGATTTCTATAATGGAAAAGGTGTATATACTAACTTCTACTTAAATGTAGATCAAACTTTAGCTTATTCACCACTTGTAAATGCTGTAGCATTCAAAGTACAAGCTTAATAAACTTATTACACTAGGGTGGTGGAGATTCCACCATCCTATTTTTAATAATAGGAAGGAGAAATTAAAATGAAATTATTACCTAAATGGATTTTACCAGGTACACAACCTGCTATATATGATGCTGAATCTAAAACCATTCAGCAACAAACAGCAAGAATTTATCAAAAGATGAATGAACTTATTGAAGATTATAATGCTTTTGTTGATGATGTAAATTCTAGAATCACTGAACATAATGATAAAATGGATCATGATTTAGAAGTATATGCACAAAGTTTAAGACAAGAATTCCAAGATTTTATAGATGTATGTACTTTACAAATTGAAGCATTACAACAAGAAGCAAATAAATACTTTACAGGTGATACACCTGTACCTAAATCAATAGCTGATAAGAATGGTAATCAAATTGATCAAACTTATGCTACTCATTTAGATGTTCAAATGGTTCATGATAGTTTAAATCAACATATAGATGAATGTAGAGAATATGTAGATTCAATGGTTGAAGATTTATATGAAACCCTTAATAATGCAACTTATGGAAGTGGTGAATAATTATGAGTGAACAAAAAGATTTATTTGTTAATAAAATGAATAGTTTAGCTGATTCTATCAATGCTAAAGCAAAAACTACAGGTAAGAAAAATTTAGATGAATTAAAAACACTTGTAGATGGCTTTAGTGGTGGTGCAACCATAACAACTAGTAACTATACAGGTTCAATGATACCTCATAATGCTGGTTGTACAGCATATTTTAATACTGATTTAAGTATTCTTGAAGTGTTAAATATATTAAGTAAATTAACCTATGTAGAGTTAAGACCAGGTGTTAAAACATATGTATTATATGCTGATGGTAATGATTTAACTTTACAAACAGGTAAATTTATTTTAATACAAAATTTGGATAATTATTTTACTATTGAAGCCTATAGTGATAGTTATTACTATACAATATGGAATAGTATAGATGGTTGGATAGAAGAAAAATATGTTAGTGGGTTAAATAGGTTTAATGCTAGATTTTATGAAAATTATGAAAACGGATCTAAAAATAAAATATTAGTTTTAGATTTAATAAATCCAAATATTATTGAAATGGCTTCAACTCAATTAGGTTTACCTTTAGAAAATGATAAATTAACAAGTGTAATTTCTTCATCATTTTTTGAAGTAGATACAAAGCAAGTTTTACTTGAAGGAGATTATAAAGATATTACTATTGAAATGAAAGGTCCTGGTGTAATAAATTTGAAAGACTTTATTGAAGAATATAAAATGATACCTTTAAAAATTATAATTTCAAATTAAAGAAAGGAATAGGAAATAATGATTTATGAATAAAGTTAAGAAAATAGAAAATTTTGTTTTAAGTGAACATACAAACAACCTTTATAAAAAAGAAGCTGGTTCATCTATTGCTTTAGCTAGAGATGTAGCAAACAAAGTAAATGAATTAGTAGAAGCTTTTAATAATCTTAATACATATGAATTAGAAAAGGTTCATGAACAAGATGGTAAAATTGCTAAAGCTATTCTTTATATGAAAGATAACCTTTTAAAT